AGGCTACTACCGTTTCCCAGTTTTCGGTTTGGTGTTGCATGTTCCAAGACATCAATTTAAGAACAGACATTGCTATCTCGCTTTCTATGATTATTATTGCGATTTGAAGCGCTAGATCAATTATAAACCATAATTATTACTTATGCGTAAAATAGGGGGTATCAGATCTCTACAACCTGTTTTCAGGAGACCGGGCGCATGGCCACGTACGAAAAAATTGCGGTTCAAACGGGGGATTAACCCCCGGCCGGTAGAAAGGAGGTGGTATCGGTGGCAAAAGATGGAACAAACAGAGGCGGCAGGAGAGTCCGGGCTGGAGATAAGCCGATGCCGCTCGCTGACAAAATTACCCGCGGGAAGGCAACGAAAATCCTGGAACCAACTGACCTTAATCCCAACAGTCTGCTTGATATCGAGGACCTTGATAGCGGTCCGGATCTTTTTGGCGCTGACATGCCTGCGCCAAGTGAATACCTAAGCGCTAGGCAGAAGGATGGAAAACCCCTGGGTGCGGATTTACTTTACAAAGAAACTTGGCGTTGGCTCAAGGAACGCGGTTGCGAAAAGTTTATCAACCCGCGTCTCATTGAAGCTTATGCTCAGGCTTTCACCAGGTACATCCAGTGCGAGGAAGCCATCAGCCTGTATGGCCTGCTTGGTAAACACCCTACAACCGGTGGTGCGATCACCAGTCCTTTCGTGCAGATGAGTCAGTCGTTTCAGAAGCAGGCCAACCTGATCTGGTACGAGATTTTCGACATTGTGAAGCAGAATTGTACCACAGCTTTTGTCGGTAATCCTCAGGACGACATCATGGAAGCGCTGCTGTCCGGTAGAAATGGAAGGTAACCCAGATGCAATCCAATGAACTCATTGATTTTATCAAGCTATTGAAAACGTGTGGTCTCTCCCCTGCCCAAAAATCAACTTTGCGAGGCCAGGCGTTATCAGGTGATCTCACTGGTGCCTGGAAGGGATTAAAAAAGATTCTACAGAAAAACTGAATAATAAATATTTTTCAACAAATGCATCTGATTCGTCAGGTGCTTTTTTATTGGAGGAAGCGATGAACATCCAAAAAATACCTTTTACCCGGCTTAACCCCGCGGCCTATAATCCGCGCAAGGATCTGAAGCCCGGTGATGCTGAATATGAAAAGCTGAAACGGTCATTGGCCGAATTCGGATATGTCGAACCGATTATATGGAACAGCCAGACCGGGCATGTTGTTGGCGGACACCAGCGCCTGAAAGTGCTTCAGGAATTTGGCCAGCAGGAAATCGAATGCGTAGTAGTCGATCTTGACGAAGATCGAGAAAAAGCATTAAACATAGCCCTGAATAAGATCAGCGGTGACTGGGATAACGATAAACTTGCTCTGGTCATTTCAGACCTGACGGCCGCCGCTTTCGACGTTTCACTAACCGGTTTTGAACCGGCAGAGCTTGAGGCTATGTTGACTGGTGCTGCCGATTCTGATGCAAAAGACGATGATGCTGATATCGATGCTCTTTTAAGCAAAGCATCATTCGTCCAGCGTGGCGATGTCTGGACCGTTGGAAAGCACAGACTGGTTTGCGGTGATGCGACGCTGAAAGAAGATGTCGATCTCCTGATGAACGGACACAAAGCAGATCTATGTGTTACAGACCCGCCATACGGGATTGACTTTAAAGCGCCGACGACCGGTTTGAAGCTGATGAATGACAACCTAAAGGGTGACGCATTCTATAATTTTCTTCTCTCTTCGTTCAAAAATATTTACAACAATCTGATTGGTGGCGGATCCAGCTATGTCTTCCATGCTGATACCGAAGGCCTGACATTTAGGAAAGCGTTTCTGGATTCTGGTTTTCACCTCAGTGGTGTGTGTATCTGGGCCAAAAACAGCTTCACACTTGGGCGATCGGTATATCAATGGGCACACGAACCAATATTGTTTGGCTTCAAGAAAGGCGCCGCCCACAAGTGGTTCTCCGGCCGTGGCGAATCAACCATTTGGCAATATGATAAGCCCAAGCGCAACGATGTCCACGGCACGATGAAACCCATTCCCCTGTTGTCATACCCGATCAAGAATAGCTCCCCGGTTGGTGGACTCGTCATTGATCTGTTCGGCGGGTCCGGCTCAACGATGCTTGCGGCTGACCAGCTGGATCGGCGCTGTTTCATGATGGAATTGGACCCGAAATTCGCATCGGTAATATTGCGGAGGATGGCTGATTTTAAAAGTTCTGGAGATGAGATTTTTGTTGTTCGGAAGGGAAAGGAAATTCCTTATCAGGATTTGGTGAAAGAGGTCGACAATGAGCGCAGCTAAGAACAAAATCGAATGCTGTGGTGATCATTATCTCGCAAAAATGTCTAATGGATATGCGTTCAAATTTGATAAAGAAGATCTGCCAATAATAAATTCGCGGGTGTGGTATCCAAGTATACAGGGTTATCAAATATACCCAATTTGTAAATCGGGAAGGAAATTGCATAAGTACATTTTCCCCGATGTCGAAAGAGGCTATGAAGTTGACCATATCAATCGCGATTCTTTGGATAATCGCCGGTGTAACCTCAGGATATGTACGCACCAGCAAAATCAATTCAATCAGGATCTTCAATCAAATAATTCATCGGGTTATTCCGGGGTCAGCTATTATCCGCCCAGGTCAAAATACCGTGCTCGAATAAAGTTTTGGAAAAACGATATCCATCTTGGATATTTCCAAACTCTTGAAGATGCAGCCCGGTCCAGAAAATTTGCCGAGGAAATTTTATTCGGAGAGTATGCTGTACTTCCAGAAATCGATGATGCTAGTTATCGTGAGCAGAAGCGCATCCGAGAGATAATTCAAATTAAACTGAAGGTTTCTACATCTCCGAAATAAATAACTTGCTATATAACAGCAGCGGAGTGATTAGTATGACTACCCAAAGAAAGGTGGTCAATAATATGGAATTCAAACTCAATGTGACAACTGATACCCGTAAGGCCATGGTCGCCGCGATCGGCGAGATCCTGGCAACCAAACCCATCTACCAAGGCCCGCCGTCCTTCGCATTCACCATCGGCGATTTCACAGTGCGACGCGACGGCACGATCTTCTGCGCTGACAAACTGCCAGAAAGCCTGATCGACAAGGTGGTCGACGGTCTGATCGATCGCGGGTTCGGCAGCGAGCCGCCCGAGCTGTTCACCATTGAGCTGCCGAAAGATCTTTATTCCGAACAGGCTATTGAAAACCTGAAGCGGCTGATAGCTGGCAAGGCCAACCTGATCCGGCAAGCGATGGGAGCTACCAATCTGGACATTGTTGTAAGTGACGACAAGATCGCTTTCCCCTGGTTTCGCCGGATTCCTTCACCCGATGAGATCAAAGCCTATACTTTTTTCATTAGCGCCACAGCAGCCATGGCCAAAACCCTTAAACACGCCAGAGCAACCGAACGCGAAGTCGACAATGAAAAATACGCATTTCGCTGCTTCCTGCTGCGGCTTGGTTTTATTGGCGATGAGTACAAGGAAATCAGGCGCCAGCTTATTAAAAATCTGTCAGGTAACTCGGCATTCAGGAGTGGCGAAAAAGGCGGAGAGGAGGAGACGGAACATGATCATACGACCTGATGCTTTGAAAGCGTTGCGAGAACAGTATCCTGTCGGTACCCGGGTACGTCTTATTCACATGGACGACCCTTACAGTAAATTGGTGCCGGGCGAGCTCGGAACGGTTGAATATATCGATGACCTAGGCAGCATATTTTGTATATGGAACTCGGGCTCTCGGCTCGGTGTCATTTTCGGAGTCGACAAAATCAGAAAGGTGGATGATAAAAATGATCGATAAGATAAAAGAGCAATTGCTGGTTGTCCGAAATAGTGGCCTTTGTAATTTATTTGATGTCCCCTGCGTTCGCAAAATTGCCGCTGGACTGGGTTTCAACGAGCTGATCGATTTCATCGATAACAACCGTAGAGCTTACTCGCTCTTCATCCTTTATGGCGACGACGGCGAATAACCTGCACACATTTTTGTCCTGATATTTGTGTAGTAATTCTGGCGCAATTGGCTTGCTATTAACCTTGCGCTGAGTGATATATACACTAACAAAAACAAGGGGGACAACGAAAATGTGGAAACAAGGCAAACTGAATGGCTGTGAATACTGGGTTAAACACTTTGATGAACCTTCGATCCATGGCATCGATCAAGGCCGAGTTTCAAAGTTGACCGTCAAACGCGATGGACGAGAGGTCATAAATTACGATCGAGCTTGGGACAAGGTTCCTGCCACAGCTGAAGATCGTGAGGTCCTTGCCAGGATCCTGGAAATGTACAACTAAGAATACTAAAATCATTACTCATCAAGGACTCCGACAGGGGTCCTTTTTTGTTGTTAGAATTCTGGAAGGAGGTGGCAGTCATACGCAAGCTCAAGAAGTACAAGCCAACTCCATTCATGGCATCGGATTCCAAATACAGCAAGACTGCTGCCGACTATGCTGTTTCGTTTGTTGAAGCGCTCTCCCATACCAAAGGCAAATGGGCCGGTAAGCCATTCGAGCTGATCGACTGGCAGGAACAAATTATTCGGGATGTGTTTGGTGTCTTGAAACCCGATGGTTTTAGACAGTTCAATACCGCCTATGTCGAAATTAGCAAAAAAAATGGAAAAAGCGAGCTGGCCGCAGCCGTTGCACTGCTTCTCACCTGTGCCGATAACGAAGAACGCGCCGAAGTTTACGGCTGCGCAGCGGATCGGCAGCAAGCTTCGATCGTTTTCGAGGTGGCAGCCGATATGGTTCGCATGTGCCCGGCCCTGAACCGCAGGGTCAAACTGCTAGCTTCCACCAAGCGGCTGGTCTATCTGCCGACCAACAGTTTCTATCAGGTATTGTCGGCAGAAGCCTACTCCAAGCACGGATTCAATATCCATGGCGTCGTTTTTGACGAACTGCATACCCAACCGAACAGAAAATTATTCGACGTCATGACCAAAGGTTCTGGTGATGCCAGGACTCAACCGTTATATTTCCTGATTACCACGGCCGGTTCGGATACAAACAGTATCTGCTATGAAACACATCAGAAGGCGCTGGATATCCTCGAGGGCCGGAAGCACGATGCCACGTTCTACCCGGTGATTTATGGCGCGAAGGATGATGATGACTGGACGGACCCCAAAGTATGGAAGAAAGCAAATCCGTCACTGGGTATCACAGTAGGTATCGACAAAGTGAAAGCTGCTTGTGAGTCCGCCAAGCAAAACCCAGCCGAGGAAAACAGCTTTCGCCAGCTTCGACTAAACCAATGGGTTAAACAGTCTGTGCGCTGGATGCCCATGCACAAGTGGGATGCCTGTGCTTTCCCGGTCGACCCAAACGAACTGCTGGGCCGTGTTTGCTATGGTGGGTTGGACCTGTCATCCACAACTGATATCACAGCATTTGTGCTGGTGTTTCCACCGGTTTCGGATACTGATCGATACAACGTTCTCCCCTTTTTCTGGATGCCGGAAGACAACATCGAGCTTCGTGTTCGACGCGATCATGTCCAGTACGATCTATGGGAAAAGCAAGGACATTTACTGACCACGGAAGGTAACGTGGTGCATTATGGCTACATTGAGCATTTTATTGATGAATTGGGCAAACAGTACAATATTCGGGAGATTGCTTTCGACCGCTGGGGCGCTATCCAGATGGTTCAGAACCTTGAGGGACTGGGTTTTACTGTTGTTCCGTTCGGCCAGGGGTTCAAGGATATGTCACCGCCGACCAAAGAGCTGATGAAGCTTACTTTGGAAGGAAAGTTGGCGCATGGCGGACACCCTGTTCTTCGTTGGATGATGGATAATATTTACATCAAGACGGATCCTGCTGGCAATATCAAGCCGGACAAAGAAAAATCGACCGAGAGGATCGACGGTGCGGTTGCAACGATTATGGCATTGGATCGATCGCTAAGACATGGTCCGGTTATGACTGGATCGGTTTATGATGATCGAGGG